TTACAAAGTACACCATTGAAACTCACAGTGGCTCAAAAAACTAAAATGATTCAGTTATTATATGGTGCTGGCATTCAAAGTATTGAAGTTGGCAGTTTTGTTCATCCACAACGAGTACCTAACATGGCTGATTCAGATGAAGTCTACAAGCATGTGGCGGATTTGGATTGTGAATTGAGTGTGTTAGTTCCCAATGAACGAGGGTTAGAGCGAGCACAGGCAGTTGGTGCAACCAAGTTCAATGTGTTTTTATCACCATCAAATACATTTAACCAAAATAATCTTGGGTTGAAATTGGAGGAAATATTTTCACGATATAGGGACATGTTATGTTCTATACCGAAAGAAGATATTAGGGTGTATGTATCTCATGCATTCGGTTGTCCGATTGAAGGAAAAATCCCTGAAGATATGTTGATACAAACACTCACTCAAGCATCATTGTTGGGCAACAACGTGGTATTATGTGATACATCAGGCATGGCCGATAGTACACATATCACTGAAGTATTGGAATTAACAAATGGGATTTGTGCTAAATGGGGATTGCATCTGCATCATAATTACCAAAAACATGAACGGATATTAGATAATGTCCAAGCAGGATTTGATTTTGGTATTACACAGTTTGATTCTAGCATAGGTGGTTTAGGTGGTTGTCCATTTTCGCCTGGGTCTGGTGCTAATCTATCCACTGAGGATTTAGTGATGTGGGGTGAGAAAAATAATATTGATGTGGGTGTATCATCTGGTGATTTGGCAGATTCCTTGTGGTTTGTGAAGGAATTGTCAATTGATAGATGCTGTTGAATCGAAAGTTTGTGGGGTATATTCAGCGAAGCGTTCAGCAGGTTCCCAGCCCAACTGTTGCATACCCTTCCATCGAGTTGAATCCATGCCACCCGGCCGACGCGTTTGCTGTCTTGCAGCCTCTCGTTCACTCGCGGAGAGGAACGGGACTTGACGCATGGACATCTCTCCTTCTTTGCTCGCTTCCTCAAACGCCCGCTGCTCTCGGTCGTGTAGATACTTTGCATAGCGAAAAGCGCGCCGGGCCGGGTCTTCTTCGGCGTAAAAAGGGTGAGGGGTCGGATTCATTCTTTTTCCTGTCAAACGCTCGACATAATCCCGTGCGTAGTCAGCCCGTTTGCGTCCATGCACGCCCGGCTCAACGCTCATATAGTCTCGTTCAAATGGCGCAAGTTTGTGGGTAAGAAAATTATCGCGTTTGAGAACAGCCCAAGCAGCATTTAACGGTTCCATCACAATGCCCCCACTAATCGCTCGGCCTCAATACCAAGTCGCACAATTTCCGGGTCGCGCGTCGACCACTTCTCGACCGTTTCCACGTCTACGCCCCATTCAGCGAGCAGGTCGTCGGCCTTAGTGTCTTTCCAATTCTCCCATTTGACAACACGCTGCAATTCAGTCTTGCGCGCCTTAGCCACCGTCTCGCGCCCAAGCCCTAAGAGTTCTAACACAGCATGGGCCTGTCGTTTTTTGAGTTGCAGATGAGGCCCAACACCCAACAGCAACTTATTCAAATCGTCGCGTGAATAGAATTGTAGTCGGTGCTGACTACGTTTGCTGCTCTTATGCACCTTGAGGTCGAGTTGTAGCACGCCGCAGCCAAGCGTTTTGTATAGATTCTCACAATGAATGCGCCCCCGCGCTCCTGTCGCTATGATTCCAGCACGCGGCTCACCGCGTTTAGTGATGGTGATATAGCCATCCGCGTCAATAAAACCAGCAGCATACGCCCACGGGTCTTTGACGAGAATGGTTCCATCGTTCCGCAGAAGCGACCAACTACTTCGCGCCGTTTTGATAATCCCAAAATCCCCTCCATATGTCTTGAGCAATGCGCCCAACTTAGACGATGTGAGATTCCGGTCTCCGATATTCTCACACAATATACGAGTCTGCGATACGCCTTTCTCACTAAGTTCATGCGCGGCCTTAGTTAGCCATATCGCCTCGTGTTTAGTGAGATTATCAATTTGATGTAACGTGTTTTCCATTGCTTGCGCGCATCCTTTTTCATCTGCACAGCCTCAAGCCACTCCTTCTGCTCAATTGACCCCCATTCTTCGTCATGTTTGTTCAAACGCTCAATCGTGTCACCACTGCGTTCCCACATCAAACACGCCTGTCGCAGACTCACTTCGCGCGGACCAGCAAACTTTCGCAATGAAGTCAAATCCCTGTCGGAGAGACCCAATTCTCGCATCGCTCCCATGTGCTGTTCAGCCCACGGTATTGCTTTGAGAGTTTCATCAACCTCCATACGCTTGACGAGACGTATCGCGTCAATCGCGTCGTCAATATCCATTTTGAACTCCTTATGGACCCTGCGCGCCTGTCGCAAATCTTTCACGATTCCTTCTGCTTCACGGCCAAAATATGTCCCGAACCAACCATCCCCCGATTCGGGAAATGACATCTGAATCTGCCCGGTTGTGTCACCTCCTCCTAATACGCCGGCAGTCTGCATGAGTCGTTTTCTACGCTTGTCTTCGTCGCGCGGGTCGACCCAACCTTCGTTCGGTTTAGCGGTCAATGTGCCGTGACCGCCGGTAGACGCCTGCGCCCCATCACCGATTGCGCCGGGCGTAACTGAAGCGGCCTTTACAAACTCGGGGTGCTGTGCGAGTTCTTTGACAATGTCAGCCAATCGAGACTCTAACCCTTCGACGGGAGCATCATACTCGTCACCGACTAACATACTACCCCACATTAGTCAATCAACCCCGGCATCAAATCGTCCAAATCTATGAGCCTTTCACGGAACTCCGTTGTCGCCCAATGCCCGAGGGCCAATGCGATGACAAGGTCGTCGTGGCGGCCGATAGACTCTAATCTTCCGGTGCGCGACATCCCAAACATCAACAATTCGTTCTCAAGAACGTGTGTTAATTCTCGACTCATTTCATCCGCATACGGCATTTTCATCTGCTCGCGCTCATACTTCAATACTAACCCCATCAACAATGATTCGCGTTTAGTCTTAGATGAAACGAAAGTCTTGATGGGGAGGTCTGTATTAGCGCGCAATTCAGTAGCGAACACACGCTGAAAATGGTTAGCCTCAAGTTCAATCACGTCCGGTTGAAACTTGGCGTTGAGTCGTTGAATCTCCATGATTTGTGTGCGGAAGTCCATACCCTTGCGTCGAATACAATGAACCACCTCCAAAATGGGCGAATCGTCCGGTTGTCGAAGCACAATCATAACTGTATAATCAGCACTTCGTTCACTCGATATGGCCGGGTCCCAGCCGATGAAATACTGCGCGTCAACGTCTTCTTCAGGTCGACGATTGATAAGACATAATGCGCGGTCACGACACGGCTGTAATACTGCTGTGGGGAATAGGCTACTCGCGTCATCAATCGGCTCGCATAGATATTCACGCGTGAATGCGACAGCGGGCATATCTTTGCGTCGCTCATCGAGTGCTTCTAAGTCCCATCGCTCCGGCCACAATGGTTCACCTTTCTCATTGATAGCCGGATAAGTCTCGACGAGATACCCCTCTTTGCTCTCAAGTTCAGTGTATAGGTCAGTCGGCGTGAACGGTGTGCCTACAATCATCAATTTCGCTGTGTGGTGAAGCGTAGGCACCATGACTTCGTAGAACCACGTTGCTACTTTTTTCAGTTCTGTATCAGTCGTTCCCCACAAAATGTCGTCACACAGAATAATGTCCGGGTGAGCACCACGCACTGCACCACCGACTGACTTAGCGGTAATACGCGACCCGTTATTGAACCCAAAGTAGGTTTTGGCCCACGCATCTTTTTTGCGTAGATGTCGAAGAATCGGTGTCGCCTGTATCATTTCGTCGAGAAAGCGCATATGGCGAATGGTTTGGTCGAGAGAGTGAGAGAATATGATTGCGTCAGTGCGCGGCACGAATGCTACGTGCCACAACAGATAGGAAAGGAACAATACGGATTTGCCGTGGTCTCGCGCTGCTTTGACACAATAGCGGTTATGAGTATCGAGATTGTCAACCCATTGCGCGTGATGATGTGAGAGTTGCCAACCGAGAATGTCTTGAAAGAAGAACCCGAAGTCCTTTTTGCTCATTTCCCAATCTATCTCAAGAATAGGGTCGTCAAAATCCGGCACACGGAATCACAACCGCTTCAGCAACTGCCATGCGATGTTCATTGGTTCACCTGCGGCAACAACATCATCGGGGTAACCGGCAGGGTAAGCATAGTCACTCTCTCCGACGACCTCATCACCCATTCCTCCCATCATTTGATTGTAACGTGCTTCTTTGATGCCGCGCCAACCCCCTTTGCTCGGGTCATACGGCGTTCTACTTTCAAGTGCTCCGTGTAATGAAGCGAGACTTTCTTCCGGCAACGCGCTATATGCAGTCTCCATCCCTTTTTTGCCCCAACCATACCCTTCCATTTGCTCGGGAGTATAGCGAGTAGGCGGTGCAGGTGCTGCTACATCAGTAGGCTGCGCGGCAGTAGTTGCTATCGTTGGTGGCCCCGTAGGTGCAGGTGTTGCTATCTCCGGTGGCCCCGTAGGTGCAGGTGTTGCTATCTCCGGTGGCCCCGTTGCTGCTTGCTCGGCCATAGTTGGCCCCTTCGGGTCCCGACCTTGTTCTAAACCCCATTCGTCATCAAATCCTTCAAGACCCGTCTGTTTCTTCGCCCTCATTTCCTCCGGTGTTGGTGGCTTATATTCCTCCGGTGCCGACCCCATCGGTGCCGTATAACGACTTGCTCCTCCTTCGATACCTTGCATTCTGTCCATAGCACCCGCTAAACGTGCGCGCGCTCCTTCATACATTTCGCGTGGCATGTGTCTGACACCGGTTCTTCCTACTTCTTTCCCGTCTTTCATTTTCGGGCGGTCCCACGCTTCTTTGATTCCCTGTTCAGCCGCAGTTACTGCGCCCATACCCGTATCGTAAGCAGTGCTAAGACCCTGACCGACTTTTTGTCCAATTTCCTTTGCCCCTTCCCCTGCCGCGCTGAAAACGTCTTTCAATCGTTGCCCTGCGCCTTTTCCGGGGTCACCATATTGTGATTCATACATCGTTCGCGGGACACTCCCCGGTTCTGATGCCCGAGCGTATCTCCTCAAACCACGCTGTGTCCCTTCAAGGGTCGACAGAGTGAGTGGGTCAGTCATTTGAACTTTAGGTGAGCCGAAACCCCCCCAACGGGGGGTGACATTAACC